GAATTGTTCCGGCTCATATAAACAATAAGAAGGGCAACAGGTTTAACAAGCAAATCAAAGCATATGTTCTTAGGTTGATGGCACGGGCATGACATACGCTGGCAAAGGAGCAACAAAACAAAGAGAGGTGACAACATGACTAATGATCCACTAGCAATTCCAGATTTCTTGCGTGTGTTCAACATCCGAAAAGATGTGTTGGATGCAGCCATCAAAGCTGTCAGCAAAGCTGGCGATGAGGAACTGACACAAAAGTTGAGGAATATTTCAACTCCGCCGAGGTTGGGGGGAATTAAAACTGAACCGCAGGTGGACGACATCCCGACAAATAAAAAAGTTCGGCTGACACGGAAGCTGAAAGAAGACACCGCAATAAGAATTTGCCAGCTAATCGATGATGGACACAACACCTATGCACGATTGAAAAAAATTATTTCAGACGAGCGGGTGTTGAAATCATCACTGAGGTATGGGCTGACGCATAACATGCACGGTGTCAAAATTGTAAAAACATCGCCAAAGACTTACGGCGTGGAGAGGAGAGAAAAATGACTTTAAGGAAGAGGTGGCACGAAGAGCAATCTGATATCGAGGGCAGGGAGTTCCTGTCTACTTTTTTATGTGGTGGCGCACTGGGTTTCCTACTCGGGATAGGTGTGGCGCTGTATTTGTTCAATATTTATCTAGGGGGTGGCTAATGCTTAGAGATGTAGAACTGCCGATTTTCCCAGAGATTTGCGTGATCCACAAGATGGATAAAAACCTTGGTGTGGAACCGCACGAATTGCCATTCTTGATGCAGTCTTTGATTGTAAGGGGATGGATTTGGCAGATGCCAGCTAAATACCAGCACATGGCCGTGCAAATGCTAAACGCAGGAGTGATTGCAGATGTTAAACCCGAGAAGGAACCTGAAGAAATGGATAAAAAGAAAAAAGTTTGCGTTGAAATTGCTGTCAGAGATGGTCATGTTGCAACCATCAAAACGAGTGGTGAGGTCATTGATGTCAAAATCGTTGACCACGACAACACCACCACCGTCTGTTACTCATCCTACGGTGTTGACGGCAACCCCATCTGGGTTGGAGACGATACCGTTGAAGAGGACGGTGATACAGAGCTTGAGGAAGGTTGATGCTCTTTGGGAAGCCTATGAAAATGCGTCTGACCCCGAAATTAAATCAGAATGGATGTCAAAAATCCGCTCCTATCAAAGGACACAGAAATGAAAGTTAACATCACCCTCACGCTTGACCCAGACATCATCGCATGGCTCAGTGATCACGCGGCAGAGGAGGGCCGCACGATATCAAATTTTGTAAATCAACATTTTAGTGGTGAGTTGGATCAGCGCAGCGAAAATGAGGGAGAAATCCATCGTAACACCGAGTAGTGTTCGCTGAGGGCGTCCAGACCTTTTTTGAAGTGTGGCAACAAATCATCATCTATTTCGATGGTGTTAAGCATCACGCCGATAATGAGGTCTGGGGTGCCTCTCTTTGTACTCTTTTCCAACGCGCGCATAGCGTCCACAACTTTACCCAAGGCACCGATAAATCTACCAGACGCCTGATCCCCCCCGACTTGCAATCGCGTTAGATTGGCTAGACAAGATGAACTGCCCTCAACCGATTGCACATCCCCCCCAAACTTTTCTCCAGAGAAATGCTGCTCTATCGATATTTTATCTTGATTAAGAAGCCTGTCGAGTTGACTGCCATCAAGAACCCTAAGCCTCAGCCTACCGCTGTTGGCATTTATTTGTTCCAGTCGTACTACGCGATGATGCGTTAAATTAACACTACCGTAGTCGCTTGGTTCAGATTTCAACTGCTTCAAATTCTTCTTGTTCTGTTTCCTCATATGTCCCTGTTGCGATGTTATATTTCAGATCAATACTGCCAAGTCTTCCGAGCCATTTCCACCTCATTTTCCAAGTTGTTATTTCTGTGAGCAGGGTGTTTTCGTCTTTACGGACAGTGATTCCCACATCGGATTTGGCGAACCAACTTGCAGACCCAGCGATATCCCAGCCCGTCACACGCGGATAGTTGCCGTCATTCTGGCGGTACATCTTTGCTGGATGCGCGACAAACATTACACTCGCATCATACCGTGCTGCCCAGTTTCTGACTTTGGTGAGCATGTCATTGATGGCAGATGCTTCGCTCGTCTTCTTGTTTTCATTGATGATGTAGTTGAAGGGATCGATGATAAGGTTCTTACATCCACGCATTGCCCCAGCAGACGCAATTTCAAGAATGTTATCTATAGTCGAATTAATCTCGCCTTGCTCAACAAATATGAAGTGGTCGTTCACCCACTCGATTGCTCTATCGCGCTCTTCTTCGGTGAGGCGTGGCGTGTCGCCATCATAAAAGGGCTTGGCTGTCGCCTTTTCAATTAGCTTAATGATGTGGTGCGCTGGCGGGTTCTCAAAACTTACTACAATGTGCTTCCAGCCGTGTAGTTTGCTGAGGTTAAACATTATTTGGTCAGCAAATTCTGATTTACCATGCGAGGGCACACCCGTAATGAGATATAAGTTCTTGGGTGAAATCGTGAACAGGTTATCAAGGCTTGCGAAGCCCGTAGACAACCCCTTCCCCTCACCCTTGGCGTAAAGTATCTCTATCTGTTCCTTAAACGAATCCGCTGAATGAAGCCCGAATATCGGAAACGGTTCAGCCTCATCAATCGCATTCGCTAGAGCGGCTTTCCCTAGATTGATTAAGACATCGTTTGCATCTTTACATCCATCGGGCCAAGTGACTTTATAGCACTTGGCTTTGTCGCACCGCCTTGCCAGTTCCTCGGCAAGAGCTTCTCCTTGCGAATCTCCGTCGCACGCTAAAATTATTTTTTCTGCTGCTAGCAGCTTCTCCCTGGCATCCCAGACATAAGCAAATTTCTTGTCCTCTGTCGGGTCAATCTGTCCGTCTTTCACCGCTAATGGTGCGCCGTTTGGCACGCTAACTGGGTTAGAAATACCAGCCTCTAGCAGTGAAAGGTAGTCAAGCTCACCCTCACAAATAACAATTGGCTCGCCAATCTTTACCTTCTCAATGCCACAGAAGGTTCGTGCTGCGCCCTCCTGTGTGAAATGTTTCCCCTCAACGCTGCGATACTTGACCGCGTAAATTTTGTTGCTCTCATCGTGGTAGGGGAACCCAACACAAAGCATCTCTCCCACATCTCGGATGTATTGGTTGCGTGAAAATACATCTGCCCCCACCAAGGTATCTGAAGACAATCCTCGCTGACTGAGAAATTCGATTGCTTCTGTGCTTAAATTTTTATTCTGCGGTGGCGGTGTGAACTTCACCACGTTATGGGTTTCTTCTATTTTGCCACCGTCTTGCCACGCGCAATGTTGGCACATCCACACAACTGAACCATCCTCTTTGACGCCGACACTCAAATCCTTGCGTCCCTTTTTCTTTCGCTGATGCGAACACTCTGGACAAACATCCCTATATTGCCCGGCTTTTTTGAAAGAGTATCTTTGGATGATGGTGTCTCTCATTTTGTTTTTTCCTTCGCTCGCTGAAGCCATTTTTTCCCACGGATGCAGCCTAAGTCCCGTAGGACTTTCCCTGCCTTTATCACATATTCTGGTTTAAAATCTGCCATATCGCAGATTTCGTGAAAGTAGTCTGTCATTCCACGCATCCAGACCTGAGCCTCTACGCGGACTCTGGGGTCTTCGTTAGCGCAATCCTGCAAAGCTCGCCAAATAACTGCTTGCCACAGTCTTAACTCAGGCGATCTTGAGTCCGATGTGCGCTCTTGGCTGCTCTCTATCGACGCCATGAGCGATAATTTTTCCCTTAATTTGTCTATCGTTTTTGATAATTACTCCCTGCAACCCATCCATAATCAAACTTTCATCTAAATCAGGCCGTCGCGAGGCATAAAAAATTTTACAATACAGCAGGACATCCGCCTCGATCAACGGATCGAGCTTCAAACATTGACTGGCAAATTGTTTTTCGTAGGCGAGCGCCTTCGCTGATTTGATGCTGATGGTGCGGACTTTGTTTCCAAAGCGCTTCTTCACCAACCGGCGGCTATTCGCCTTCGATGCAGGTTCGCCCTGGATAATTAGCTCGATATCCCACTCTAAACCATTGATAATATTATCTAAAATATTTGTTATTGCCATTTGTATCAACAGTTCCTATATTGCCATTATGACAATATACACCAATAAATTTAATTTACCAGACCCCGTGGTCAAGGCACTCACATCTTACGATAAGGGGGACGGCCCAGTCGAGGGGCTGAGGGTTACCACCCTCATTGATTCCCCTCAAATCAGTCTACTAAAACAAGAACACAGTCACAAACTTACTGAAGATATTAGTGGGAGAATGTGGCTTGTTCTAGGCACCGCTATCCATGAGATATTTGAGCGAGCCGCGAGCAATGCGTATGTCTCAGAAGAGCGGCTGTCCCATACTGTAAATGATACTCTCATAAGTGGTGCTATTGACTACCAGTTTCAAACCGACGATGAGGTTGACCTTAAAGATTATAAATCAACCTCAGTGTATGCGGTTCGGACCCCAAAAAAGGAATGGGAAAAGCAACTTAATGTATATGCTTATCTTATTCGCCACGTTAAGGGGCTAAGAGTTAAAAGCGCAAACGTCGTCGCAGTGTTGCGCGACTGGAAGCAGGGAGACGCAGACAGGCGCTCTGAGTACCCTCCAGCCCCCATTATGGAAATCCCTGTCAGATTGTGGAGTGAAGAAGAACAGGACGCATACGTCGAGGCACGGGTACGTCTACACAACCACGCCCAGATGAGCGCTGAGTTTGAAGAGATGCCCCCTTGCACCGATGAGGAACGGTGGATGAAACCAGCGGTTTATGCTGTTCACAAGGGCCAAAACAAACGTGCGCTCAAGTTATTTGCCGATAAAGCAGAAGCACAAATATTTGCTGGCGAATCAGAGGATCGGGTGCTGATTGAGAGGCCCAAAACATACACTAGATGTGAAAATAATTACTGTCGAGTTGCAGATTTTTGCAGACAATATAACAAAGAGGTGAAAAATGACGGTTAAGAAGACCGAGAGTTTGTGGAGCAAGCTCTCTCAAATCGATTGCTCTGAGCAACATGATAAAAAAGGTAACTTTAATTACCTTTCATGGGCATGGGCGTGGGCAACCCTCAAGGAACACTGCCCAGACGCTACCTTTGAAAAACATTGGTTCGATATGGGTGACCCATCCTATTCACTGCCCTACGCAATGGACAAACAGGGCAACGCCTACGTTAAGGTAACGGTAACAGTAGAGGGACAGTCCATCACTGAGACCTATCCCGTCACCAACCATCACAACAAAAGCATCCAGAAACCCGATTCAATGGAAGTAAACACGGCGCTCCAGAGATGCCTTGTCAAAGCAATCGCGTTTCATGGGCTTGCGTCTTATCTCTATGCGGGTGAGGACTTGCCCCCTGATGAAGACAAGTCCGTAGCCACTATAGAAGACGAAAAGCCAGCCCCCTTGCTGGCAGGTCTAAGTGACGATGAGGAGGAACGGGCAGCGATTATTCAGTTCGATGCTGGAAAATCCAAAAAAGAGGCCGAAGAACAGGCAAAACAAAAATCCATAGAAGAATGGCGCGAAGCATTTCTGGAGCATCCAGAAAAACCTGTCGCCAAAAAAGACGGGGAGATGGTTCTCGCCACCCCGAACGAAGAAGGTAACTACGATTTGGTATTGAAGGTCATCGAAACATTCATGCCCCGCATAAATGATAGAGATTTGGGGACCGATAAGAAAAAGGTGGTGTCATCCATTGGTGGATTTTGGCGGACCAATGTTGCGTCATTTGAAAAAATTATGGCTGACAGCCCCGAAACCCACGCTGCGATCCTTGGGATGTTCAAAGACGCAAAGGCGACGGCGAACCGTGGGAATATCTGGCGTCTAACAATCGAAATATAGGAGAGAAAAAATGGCGAAAAAACCAACCTTTGGATCAGGAGTGTTGTTCAGGAACAAGGGCAAGCTGGACAAATTAAATTTTCAATCTGCAAGAAGCGCGAAAGCCTACGACAACGCACCTGACTTGACTGGCACACTCGGCTTTACCAAGTCAGAGGCAAATGCCCTCATGCAGTATCTGAAGAGAGCGTTTGAAAATGCCAACGAAGACGCATATGGCAAGGTTAACGTCGGGTTTGCTGCAACCATCAGAGATTCCGCCAAGGCGGGTGATTACCTTTCCGCATGGTGCAGCGAACCCTATGAGGCCGAGCCCAAGCAAGAGGCTCCACAAGCTGTAAGTAAAGCCCCCGATCTGGACGATGACATTCCGTTCTAGTAAGCATTTATCAAGGGTGAGGGGGCAACCGTGCCTTATATGCGGTAGCCCCTACTCCTCTGCCCACCATTTGAGGTTCTCAGAGCCACGGGCTATGGGGAAAAAGGTTAGTGACGCGAATACGGTTCCCCTCTGCCATGACCATCATATGGAGCTTCACGCTTACGGAAAGGGCGAGAAATCTTGGTGGGCATCTCAAGGTGTTGATCCCATTGAATGGATGTCGGAGTTTTTATCTAACTTGAGCGAGGGGTTTAAGGAAGGAATATGACTGAAATTAGTAATAATATTAGACAAAGCGCCTATAAATTTGAGTGCATTTTTCAAAGTATGCGAAAAACAAAAGACCACATTAGTCTGACTGTTTCGCTGCATCCCCATGAAGTGCCTAGAGATTTGCTGGCTGACCCAATTGGCTCACGCTATATGGCTGCTCTTGTCAGAATTAATGACGATGAGGAAATTATCCCGCCAAGAATCCAGATGGAGAATAGCCGACTTGTTCAAGCGGCTGGAATGCTTTGCCGTGATGAGAAATTTCAGCAGTGGCTGATCGATAGCGGATGCGCCAGCGAACTAAATGAAGAGTCGGCGGGGAATGCACTCAGGCGACTTCTCTGTATTGATTCCAGACGACAAATTGGTGAAGAAGAGCAAACTGCTGAACACTTTAAGCAGATAAAAGAGATTTTTGAAGCGGGTCAATTGATGGGGAAGAGCAGCCATGAAAGCGAGTAGTGTTTTAAAATCATTTTTTGACCGTGTAAGCGGAATTGTTTCAAGCGACAGAAGCAATAGCTATGGCGATCCTATTCTTAATCATATGCGGATAGCTGATTTGTGGAACGTGTGGCTCAAAAACCGCACATGGGGGCCAGAGATTACACCTTATGACGTTTCCATGATGATGAATCTTATGAAATTTGCGCGATGTCAGTACAAGCCATCAACATCAAGCCACGAGGATATTGCTGGATATGCATCGGTCAGTGATTTTATTTATGAAGGATTGAAAAGGGATATTGAAGAAAATGACCGGAGCCAAGGGACGACCCCACAAGATACAAAAAAGCAGGACGTACAACCTTACATTCACCATCGAGATGGTGCAGCGGGTCAGAAAAAGGGCTAGTGAAATGCGTGTCTCCGCACCCACCATCATTCGGGAAGCGGTTAAGTCGTACCTCGATAGCGGAATAAGTATTGTCCAGCAAACTGGTAATGGTTTTTCTGACGGCGTCGAGGCTGCTCTCTCTGCTCTGAGAAAAGAATTTTCTCATACGAAGTACGCAAGTGGCAAAACACTCGGAGAGGTTGCTGCTGAAAAAGTTAAAGAGAGATTGGAAAAGGAAAAGAATTGAGGGGGAGTTGACTAGACTCCCCCTCTGAGGTGACGCCCATCTGCATCATTGATGCGCCCCGTAATGGAGTCATAAGATGAACAAAATAAGATTAGCGACTGTTGAAGAAATTGTCCAACAATATTTTAATCAGCACCGAAATGGTACTATTTCGGTGTCGAGATCAAAATCCGCTTGGAAAAATATGCAGCCTCTCCTCGGCAAGGTTAAGGTTAGTAACCTCACAGGACAGCATATCTTAAAATACACAAAATTTCGGGCAAGCCACGCCGCGCCTGGAACAATAAATTTTGAGTTAGGTGTTCTGTCTGCTGCTCTGCGGTGGGCGAATAAACAATCATATATTTCCCAGCAAATAGTTATTGCCCGACTACCAACACCAGAAGCGAGGCAGCGGTTCCTAACTAAAGACGAGTGTAAACGCCTTGTTCAGGCCTCAAAAGAATACCCACACCTGTATGCATTTGTCGGGGTGGCTCTTCTAACGGGTCAACGTAAAGAAGCAATTCTAGGTCTGAGGCAAGATCAGATTTTCTGGGATCAGGGGTTCGTTGATTTTAATGATCCTTCGTCACCAGACCACGCCAGAAGAAAAAACAGAGGCATTGTCCCCCTTGGCGTAGAGTTGCGCCAGTTCTTAGAACAACACAAAAGCGATTGCCCGTATGTCATTAACAAAAACGGCAGACGTATTCGTGATTTTAGGAAGTCGTGGGATAAGATGGTCGAGAAAGCTGACCTGATTGATGTCACGCCTCACGTTCTGAGGCATACTGTTGCGTCTCATCTTGTGATGGACGGCGCACCCCTTATTGATGTCTCAAGATTGCTGGGGCATAAGGATAGTCGAATAACAGAAAAGGTGTACGCGAAATTTTCCCCAGATTACTTAAAAACTGTAACGGAACGATTATCTATAGCGGTCTGATTGCACTGGGCTTCTTTATTCTTGGTGCGTTAACGTGCGCTGTTTTCTGCTGTCTCGCCATCGCAGCAATCATAGACAGGACGCTTACAAACTGGGCAACCAAGGTGCGCGTGTATTTCAATTAGACGGGTAATCGCGGCGCACCACGGGCATTCGATCATGTCGCCCTCAGCGTGACCTAGACTACTAAATTTTTTTCCCTCTTCTGTTTTTTCCATAAAAATCCCTTTCCCATTTTCTGTGGCGAAGCAATGGTATCCAGACATAGGGAAAAATTCTCGATACCCTGATGATAAGTCGATTGATAATATGAAGATGCAACGGGAGTGGTTTTAGTACGTCCATAAAAAGGACTGCTCGCTTCTTATCTGAATCATTAACGGCAAAATGATTATATGTGTCATCAAAGAAGAGAAGCTCCCCCTCTTGCCAACACCCTATTTTACCGTCAACACTTATATAACATAGCTGCGGTTCAGGAACATCAAGCGCCAAGTGCAGCCTCAGCACGCCTGAGTAAGGCCCGCTATGGGGGTTTAATTTTTTATGAGGACCGAGAACGCTAATATATGCGCTTATAACGTATGAGTGTTTCTTGAGGATTTTTGTAGTGTTTGGCATTTGCCCGCAATTTCTTCGGAACCAGATGCCTGCACCCTTTAAAAAAAATAATCGCCATTTATCATCGTTGGAAATATAAGTCTGATGCGGACTTATTTGCTGAAAAGGCGCAAAGTCTTCGTACCTTTTAATAATATTATCATACTCCATGCGGATAACGCTGAAGTTCTCTTTAAGGTCTTTAGAAATTGGAAGTAAATTGGGGTCGTAAAAAACACTCGTCCCAAATTTATTTCGTTTACGGAAAGATGAGCTTAATAATTTTTCAATAATAAGCATTAGCCAATCAATATTACTTCTTTAGCTTAGTAATTTGATCGGTTTTCTCTTGGCTTGAACGGCTTGATCCAAGCCAGAAATTGCATGTTTGCGTAAATGCAGCCGCAAGCGTTCCCAACAATATGTAGATGATTTCCGAATTTCCGTCAGGGATTGGGTCGGCCAGGATGAGCCACAGCATTATAGAAAACCCAACCACAACGAGGATTGACATTGCACACACCGCCCATGCATGGAGGGAAGACCGCCCAGCCATATCCCTTGCTGACATCCTGTCCTGAGCGTGTATTCTCGCAGACTCAAGCCTCTCATGGCTGAGTTGCATCTGTAGTTCAAGCTGCAAATCTGGATTTGCACGGAACTTCTTGATGGCCTCAATCCCCTCCGCCTCGGAGGATATGTTTGTCCCCGTAATCGAGGAAGCTACATTCACGACCCTTTCCGCAACCTTTTCAGCATTCTTTCCGACTAAGCTGCCCACAAGATCGGGCAGAAACTCGGAGGCCAAGGTCATGGCGATGGGGATGAGGCCAGCAAGCATTTAGATCA